GATAAAGAAATAATTATGATGCTAATCAAAGACAATAATGAGTTCAAAAATAATTTATTTGCGAGTTTACAAGAGAATCAAAAATATATGATGGATATACTTAAAAACGGAACTCATAACAATAACACAATTAATAATAATTGTGGAAATACAAACAAAACATTTAATTTACAAGTATTTTTAAACGAAACGTGTAAAGATGCGATTAATATGAGTGATTTTGTAGACCAACTTCAAGTATCTATATCGGATCTTGAAACAACCGGAAAAATAGGTTATGCTGAAGGGATTAGTAAGGTCTTCATTAAGAAACTGGATGAGATGAATTATACAGATAGACCAATACACTGCAGTGATTCAAAAAGAGAAATATTATATATTAAAGAAAACAATATTTGGTCGAAAGATGATGAGCAAAAAACGAATTTAACAAGAGCAATAAAGAATGTTGCAAACAAAAATATAAAACAGATTAGTGAATGGCAAAAACAACATCCGGATTTTTCAAACCCAAATTCAAAAGAAAGCGATAAGTATATGAAAATTGTGTTAAATTCAATGTCGGGTTCAACAGTAGAAGAATCAGACAAAAACTATGAAAAAATTGCCAGAAATGTTATCAAAAAGGTGGTTATTGAGAAATAATATTTAAAGTATTTGTTAAAATATAAATATTTTTTTCTAAATAGTAATAAATGTCGATTAATAAAACAGAAAAAACAATAATATCCTATTTTCAAAGTCGAAATCATTTTACAAAGTTATTGGAAAAGAATCCAGGTTTAGTAATAGTTAAATTGGGGGCTTCTTGGTGCGGGCCTTGTAAAACAATCAAACCAGTGGTGGATGCGTTTTTTGCATCGTCCCCTGATAATGTGATTTGCTGTGACATTGATGTAGACGAATCATTTGATTTATATGCATATTTAAAAAGTAAAAAAATGGTAAATGGTATTCCGGTGATGTTATGCTATAAAAGAGATAATACAAGTTTTATTCCAGATGACTCTGTTACCGGGTCAGATCCAGTTCAATTAGATGCTTTTTTTAAACGATGTGGATTACATTTATTGTCAATGAAAAAAAAATAAATATTTAGCTATTATATAAATGGATACTAACTCAATAATAATTGGTTTTCTTATTGTTATAATAATAATTATGTTATCAAAAAATCATAATAATTCATCAGAACAAGGTAATGGCACTGTTTATGTAAAGCCAATTGGTGGTTGTGCTGGAACAAGATATGGATGCTGTCCAAACCGGACAACTGTTCGTAGAAATCCTGCAGGGACAAATTGTAGATGAATGTGAAACATATGTTATGTTTAATTGCGTTAAACATAACAAAAATAATTATTTATAACAATTAAGGAATGAATGCACCCCTTAAAAATGACAATATTCGATTATCAGTTGTTGAAAATGATGACGATATAGATGTGATAATTAACGAAACTGCGAATAATACGTTAGACGATGATACTTTAATAAAAGTAAATGATGTATACGGGTATACACAACCCATAATTGCAGCGGTTCAATCCACAGAAGTAGTATTAATTAATTTCGAAGATGATACATTTAGGCCTGTAATTAAAATAAATGAAAAATATATAAATATTATAAAAAAATGGTATGATACGTGTAATCAACTTATTGATATTGAAGATACTAACATAATAATTCCAAAAGAAATAAATATTGATGATATTTCAATGATATTATTTAAAAATATGAATTATAAACATAAAGATACATTTATAAATGAATATGTTCCTAAAATGTTAAATTATATTGTTCTCCAAAATAACATTTTTGATATTGAACGTTTAATGTCTATAAGTGTTCTTACAACAACCGCAAAAGTCTCTATTAAAAAAACTCAAACATTAGATGATCTAGGAATAAAAATACCTCACAATATTGATTACAAAGATGAATATTTTTACACAAAAAATAAAAAAATATGTAATTATTCTATTAAAAAAGATTTGAAACAGGACCCCAAAATAAGTGAATCAACCGAAAAAATAGATAAAGAAGATATTCAAGAAATTACAAAAATAGAAGAGAAATACAGTATTATACAATATATGAATGAGGATGGATTAACCGCATATAATAATGATGTATATGGTTTAGGTAATTATTTCTCATTGGAAGAAATAAACATAAAAGAATGTGACAAGGAAAAGAAAAATAAGGAAGAATTAACGAAATTTAAACTAATAATAGTTTTAATAAATGTAATAAATCCTTTATTTTTCCAAACGGTTACTGTAATAGATCCCGATTTAGATACACTAACAAGTATTTTTGAATACTCCGAATATGGATTTATAGAATTATTTTCAATAAAAACAGATAATGATGAAATAGAGGTTTTTATAAATAAACATTACAATGGAAATATTTTCAATAATTCAACAGAAATAAATCAGTCATTAGTATCAACCTCTCAATTTATAGAATTTAGCAATAATAAACAAAATGATAACAAACAATTATTAGAAGAAGAAAAAAGTGTTAAATATTATTTAAATACATTTTATAACATTACAAATAACATAGATAACAAAATAAAGGCAAAGGTATTATATGATATTTTAACAAAAGAAAAATTATGCGTTATTGATAAGACAAAACTGGCTGGGTTTAAAAATAGATTATCGAATTACTTAAAAGAATTAAATTTACAAAAAAAACGTTATAGTGATGGTTATTATTATTATGGAATAGTAAAAAAAACACTAGTAAAAGAAAATAAAAAAGAGTTAAAAAATATTACAGATATTATTGAAGAAAGAAATAATTTATTTGGAGAAATGACAGGTGAAGGATTTTATACATTACTTGAACAAAATGATTAATAATTTAGTTATGTGCTGATTCATAACCCATCATAAACATATATTTGTCATCATCTTGTTGTTCTTTTTGTTTTTCTTTTGCTGCATAAATTATATTTATATAATCTCTGGAAGAAATATGATAATAGTCTCCATGTGGATTATAAATTTTTAAACTTGTAAGATGTGTTTTAGGTTGTGTTATATTTTTATTTGAAGATATACCACAATTGTCTTCATTTGCATAATCAATTTTAAGCGTTGTTTCTTTATAATTATGAATATTCCAACGCCCAAGTGGTGTTTTACCTTGTTTGAAAATATTGATAAAATTGTTAATAATGTTCATTGTTGTAATTGTAAAAGGTCTTTATACAGTATTATTTATTTCAATTTTTTATATTATTCGAAAACTACTTAAAGAAACAAATACTTAAAGAAGCAAATACTTAACGAAAACTACTTAAAGAAACAAATACTTAACGAAAACTACTTAAAGAAGAAAACAATATTTTATTATATGGATAACCAATACCAAGAAAAATTCAATGAATATACCCATAATATGTTTAACATAATGTTTGTTTTTGAAGTCACCAAGTGCTGCGGATATAGCACATTTATTACCATTTATAAAAATCAATCATTAATTGATTTATATTCAATTATTATGAATCATTTTGGGAATATTGAAATCAGAGAATTATATTTTATTTCTACAGAACAACAACGTATTAATATTCCTCTTTCAAGACAATCTGTATCCGAATTTGTTAGTTCATATGTTTTATGTAACCCAATTAGATTAGCACCTATATATCCATTACCTAAACCTACTATTTACAGAATCATTTTAAATGATGGGCATTGCACTCAACCTCATACAACAAATTATACGGGTTGATATACAAGTTAATATACAAGTTAACGAATTATATAAGTTTATATTATAATTAAATATTCAAATATTATAATATAAATGTATCAAAGAGATTATAAAAATAATAATTGTCCTAAGGCTGGTATAAAAATTCGTCAATCTGATAATGATTATAAAGAAGACCCTTTTATTAATCAATCCAAACTAACAAAGCCAGTTAGTTTTCAAAATACTACACTTAATTCTTTGGATCTTGATTTAGACAATTATTCATTAGACGACCTCTATCATCTTTTCAATATTAATGGAAATATTTTAAATGATGAAACAATGAAATTAGCTAAACAAATTGTTCTTAAAATGCATCCAGATAAATCACAATTAGACTCTAAATATTTCCTCTTTTTTTCAAAAGCATATAAACGTCTTTACAACATTTACGAATTTCAAAATAAATCTTCAAAGAAAAAAATGGACAAAGAAGATTACTTCAATGAAAGTAATAAAACAATTCTTGATAATATGTTTGATAAAAATAAAGACTTTAAAGATTCTAAAAATTTCAATTCTTGGTTCAATGAAGCATTTGAAAAGGGTCGCCTAGAAAATCCTACAGAACAAGGCTACGGCGACTGGCTTAAATCGGACGAAGGTTTTATTTCGGTTAATGAAAATGTTACCAAAGGAAATATGAATGATGTATTTGAACAAAAGAAAAAACAAATTCAATCGCTCACATTGTATACAGGAGTAACCGATATGATTTCATCTAGTTTTGGTGGGTCGTTGCTCGATGGAGGTAATGATTTTTCTAGTGACAATTATACTGATTTAAAACAGGCTTACACTGAAACTCTTATTCCTGTTACACAAGAAGATTATAACAAAATGCAAAAATTCAACAATGTTAGTGAATATAAAGCGCATAGAGAAAGAGTTGATGTTACCCCGCTCACCAAAGAAGAAGCTGAGCGTAAATTGTTACAACAACAACAAGAACACGACCAACATTCTGCCGCATTAGCCTTTAAATATGCGAAAGAATCGGAAAAGGCAAAAGAAAAACAAAATAATTTTTGGTCAGACCTTAAACAAATAATGTGGTAAATAATATAAAAACATTGTTGTTAGTATAGATATGTCTCAAACTATTATAGATAATATTGAAAATTATACATTTGAAATAATAAATGGTTCACTTATACTAACACCCAAAAATAATATAGCTAATAATATCGCTTGTAATATATTGAAAGTTGATAAAACTATTATTATAAATGATGTTAAATATATTATAAAAGGTGTTGATAAATCATTTCATAATCATAAATCATTAGTTATTACGTGTATAACAGAAAATGATAATACTAATACAATAAGAATGTTTTGTATTAATAAATATCAAAAATTAGAGGTGGATGATAATAATATTATATTTAATTATAATCTTAATTAAGAAAAATATATTTAAAAAAGTGTAAATATTAAATATTAAATATTATATTATAATTAAATATGATTATTCAATTTGAACCAAACAGAATATTATTATATAATCCAGCTTTGTGGTGGTTAGGATATAAACAAGAAGATGAAGTCCATTTTCATTGGATGTGTGTCACATATGACAAATTAAAATTATTTATACAAAAATATGGTTATGAAACTAATGATATTTTAGAGTTAAGAAAATTCGGAATTGATACCACCTTTATAAAACATAATAGAAATTTATAATATTAAATACTTTTTTTAAAAGTATATATTATATGTTAGTTGCTAATTATATTATACTAGTTATTATAATCATATCATTAGGAATCCTTTATCAAAAATATCTTGAAAAACAATCCCAAACTGTTTCGTTTGATGATTATGGTGAAATCAAAAAATATTTACTCAAAGACAAAACTTTAGATAAGAGTAAAAAACCAATATTATGGATCCACCTTCCACACGAATATAATTCCCGTCATTGGCTAAGCTTTGGTTCTAGAAGCACTGATGAATTAAATCAACCCTATTTATATCTAACCGTCAAAACAATAATTAAAAATTGCGATGAATCATTTAAAATTGTAATGGTCGATGATGGTTCGTTTGAAAAACTCATTCCTAATTGGAATATCAATATGAATCTTCTAGGTGATCCAATGAAATGTTATGTTAGACAACTTGCAATGGCCAAACTTATATATAATTATGGTGGAGTAAATGTGCCTATTTCATTCTTATGTTTCAAAGATCTAATAGGATTATATAATAGAGGAACAAATGACGATACAATGTTTGTTTGTGAAAATTACGATTTAAATATAACATCAACTAACAAACTATTCTTTCCTAGTGCTGGATTTATGGGTGCGAAAAAAGAAAATTCAACTGTAAAACAATTTATTGATTTTATGGAACAAACAATTTCAGATGACTATACCGCCCAAACGAAATTTTTAGGAGAATTCGATAGTTGGTGTAACAATAAGATTATTAAAGGGAAAATGCGTTTAATTCCTGGAACTGATATAGGCACTAAAACGGTTGACGACGAACCTGTTACGGTCGAAACCTTATTAGGCGATGATTATATTCACTTTTACGGAAAAATGTATGGTATTTGGATACCGGATAAAATGATATTGAAGCGCAGACACTACGAATGGTTTGCGCGTATGAGTCCTGAGCAAATATTTGAGAGCCAATTTATCTTGGCGAAATATTTTGTATTGGCTTTGGCGCCAGATTCGCATATGGGGGTTATTGAACCGATGGATGGCGCTGACCCTAAATGGATAGACTTTTGGCAGGTACCTCTCGCCAACAAAACCCTTAATATTTTTGGTCCAAAACCCCAATTTTTAGGAAATAACATACCTCGTGCCAAAAATGCCGGAAATTTACCCTAAAATATTGTGTAGAAAATAACTATATATTTATTTGTTTGAAATAATTAGTTATTTTTACACATTTACATCTTCTTTTCTTACAATTAATACAAATATATATTCCATATTCATTTTTGATAAAACTATGATTTACACATTTACAATAATTAATATTACATACTTCACATTTATTATTTTCGTTTATTAATTGTTGATAAAATTTGTCACTTTCTAATTTAAGTCTTTCTTGTCTTTCTCGATCCTTTAAGACTTTTTCGTGTTGTTTCTTATGTTCTAATTCTTTTTCTTTTAATAGTTGTATTTCAATATTTTTATTTAGTAATTCTCTTTTAATTCTTATCGCCTCTTGTTTTTTTCTCTCAATTTCACGTTGTTTATTTAATTCTTCAAAATATATACGTTGTTTTTTTCTCTCAATTTCACGTTGTTTATTTAATTCTTCAAAATATATACGTTGTTTTTCTCTATCTTCTTCACATTCATTACATATACTATCTCTTATACATTGAATATGTAATATTCCATTTTCATCCAACAATGAACCATTATTTATGTCACAAATAAATTCTTCAGCACTTATTTCAACCCAAGGCTCTGGTCTAGCATTTTCACGTGTTTTATTTTTATAACATATCTCAAAAATGTATACAATGTTATTTTCTTTAATTAAAGCAACATCGGCTGATTTTTTTGAATTATTATATTCAAAACGGTATTCAATAATGGTTTCTACATTATCTTCATAATTATGATCAAATAATTCACAACAACCATATACTTTTTCCTGACAATCATTACAAACATTGTAAAAATTCATTTGTGTTTTGTTAGTTAGTAATGATTTTAACAATTGTTTTGCGCCTTTGTGTATTTGACTTTCGGATGGTTTGTCATAATAATAACAAGGTGATTCAGATTTTTTATGTGCAAAATATGGTTGTTTTATTTTACCCTTACAAAAATTTACATCTTTTTTACATTCTGGACACATATATTTGTGTATTTTTTGAGCAATACGTGGATACTCATATTCATTTGTTACCTTATTTATAGCTCCCATTGAAAAATGATGTGACATTTTATAATATTTAACAAAATGTCTTTAAGTTAAACAAATAGTATATTTAAAAACAACTTAAAGAAAAAAATAATATATTTAGCTATAATAAATGAGCGATTTAGAAGACACTCTTACAACTGAAGAAGAACAAAGGCTTAATTCTATACAAAAGATATCTTTTATTAAAACGGAAGAAATAAAACGGGAAGATAAACCGGATATATTAAAACCTTTTGGTATTTGGTCAATATTTAATTTACCTGATGTTAATATTGCAACCAAACTTCAAACCCGACAAGAGGCACCTTTTAGTGTTTTAAGAAGTATTGGTATTGACAAAGTAGTAACCATAAATAACATTTCAGGAAAAAATGCTTATGTCATTTTAACTTCAGCACCAATAAAAAATGTGAAGTCAATCGGATTAGGTGCTGGCGCTGCTGGGTTCGAAGGGTCTTCAAATATGGAATTCGAAGATCATGGAGAATATAAGGTACAAAAATTATCAATAGCAAATAATACAAGAAGCGAATATGACTTAGATAATAGTCATTTTTATTGTACGTTGTTTTTAAATATTGATGACGAATGGAAAAAAACTTGGGATAATCGTAGATTTAATGGAAGAAAATTCGACATCAATATTCTTGAAAGACACGTTCAAGTCGCGCTAGAAAAGGATAACATACCTGATTTTTAAAAATAATCACATAATTTTAGACATATATTTTTCGCATTTATAAATTATAAATCCTAAAAATACAAACATACAAAAAATAACTAATATTTGTTGATCACCACTTCTTTTGCAAGATTGCTTATAATTTTATTTATATTTTTTTTGCTTTCTTCTTCCGTTAGTCCATTCATAGAATTACTCACAATCTTTAAGTAAAAATCATTCTTTTTGGAATGTGATTTAGTGCAATCTGGATATTTTTCTGTCCAATTCTTTATTTGTCTAATATTTTGATTAGCTACATTTTTTATAGCTTTTGTTAGTATTGGTTTATCATCACCTTCTTTTTTCCATTCATTATTGTCATCCTTTATATATATTGTCTCTCTTTTTTGATCACTACAATGTATTGACCTTAAATGGTGTTCAATATTATTAAGTTTCTTTATAAATATATTTGAAATACCTTCAATATAACCTTTTCTTCCAGTGTTTTCAAGGTCTTCAAGGTTAAAATTGATTGAATTTACAAATTCAGTTATATTCATAGCATCCTTACACGTTTCATTCAAATATACATTTAAATTAAATGTTTTGTTATTGGTTGTGTTGTTAGTTATATTATTAGTATTATTAGTATTATTACTGTTAATATTGTGAGTGCCGTTTTTAATCATATCTATCATCATCTTTTGAACTTCAGTGTTATTTTTAATGAGATCAATCATAAACTCTTTATCTGTTAGGTGTTTGTTTTCGTCATCATCATCATCTTTTTGTGTAATACATTTTTTCCGGTGTCGCCATAATCCTGAATAATCTTTATAATTTTTACCGCATTTACAATCATATATTTTATCAGCTCCTACTTTTGCTACTTTTGCTACTTTTGCTACTTTTTCATTGCTAATCATTGATTTTTCGTGCTTTGCTGTCAAAATGTGTTTATCATAATTGCATTTTTTAGACGTTATATAGTCACAATTCACGCATTCGTAAATATTGTTGCTACTTTTTGCTACTTTTTCATTGCTAAACATTGCTATATATTGACAACACACTTTTATTTTAAGTATTTTTCATAAAATATATAATTTTTTTTCGTCACAGAAAAAATGAAGGAAAATCGAAAATGAGAGCATTATGGTCACAAATGTCGTTTTAGAGGTCCTTTTTGGAAACATTGTTTAGGTTCTCTATTTTAGACATTTATAAATGTCCATTTTCGAAAACCCAATTTACTTTTAGGATTTTTATTGTTACTGAAAGATACTACCAAATTAGTTAGTATATTTTGTTACTGAGATTGATACCAAATAAAGTTTATTTTAAATAATTCATTTTTTCAGTCACAATTAATGATTATTTATATTAGTAAAGCTACAATTTTTAATATATATTGTTATTATATATTTGGTTAAATATATTCATAAATTAACTAATTAGCTCGAAAATATATATATATATATTAAAAATATTTTTACGTTAAATATAATTATAATATATGAAAATTTTTACAAAAATAATCAAGAATTATAAAAGAGAAAAGGAACGATTTGGAGATGTGCATTTTATATCATTTCTCTCCGCAACATTATCACGCATTGCTTATCAAAATGATAATAATTTTTTAAACAGTTATACTTCTATTATGGGACCAGTTATTAACCCCGAAATTTTAGAATCTATAAATAGTGTTCAATCTAATCAATTAGATAATTTATTAGATGACGAAGCCTTATTTGGATTAACAACACCCAACAACATGTTTAAAGAGTATACATATACATATAAACAAAAATTATATATTGATTTTATTAAATTAAATATGCCACAAAATATAAATATAATAAATAAAGATTTAAAAGGAAATGTAGAATATAAAATTGAGGGTTCCCGACCAGCAAATGAAGTTGTTAAATATATATCAATTGCATGGTCCAATTATGGTGAAATATATGTTGTTGCAGATAAAAGAATGCAAAATACAATATTTTTATTATTTAGAGGAACATATAGTTCCAAAACAGCTAGTCTTTATAGTAAACCAACATCATTAACACCTTTGAAACCTTGTCCAACGAAAGATGGAGAAAAATTTTTATATGGTATTTATAAACCAACACTTGAAATGATTCATACAATTATTGAATCAATGCGTTATCTAGCTACAGATTTTTTGGGGGCTACTAAATTTAATTCAGTTAAAATATTTACAACAGGTCATTCTCTTGGAGGAGCAATGTGCACCATTTTTGCGTATTTATGGATGGATATTCAGGAAACCGCACCATATAATGCCCCCTATTATAATATGTTGGCCAAAAATATTATTTGTATTAGTTTAGGCGCTCCGCGTGTTATGACCGATTCGGTAGCTGTAAAGTTTTGTGAATTTGTTAAGGCAAAAAAGATATTATTTTTAAGAATAACAACCAGAGGAGACCCAGTTACAGGAATGCCAATTAAATCATTTGGGTTTCAACATCCATGTTCTCAAGATGAAGAGATGCGAAAACAAATGTCCGAAGATTGTAATGAAATGTTATCAGTAATAGACGTGCGTAGTGGTAGTGGTAGCGGTGGTATCACAAGAGTAAAATATGATAAAGATTTAGATTGCACAAATGAAAAAACACGTGATTATTTTCCAAATCCATTGTCACATACAATTTACTTATATATAAAATATACTTCTGCAGTAGATATTGTAAAATTTATAAAAGGAGCTGTTTTTGCTCAAGAAGTTGGAAGAGGACCAAATGGAACTACATATTGTCGTATAGTAATAGGCAGCAATGTTGAAGTTATACCTGAAGTTACACCTGAAGTTATACCTGTAGTTACACCTGAAGTTACGACTGAAGCTAAACCTAAAAAGTTTGGTTTTTCCGTTCCATTTTTAAATAATAAAGATAAGCCTGAAGTTAAGGTTAAGCCAGGTTTTTTTGTTATATTTTTTGATGTTAATAGGGCAAGAGAAATGCCAAACACAGTTGATCAAGATTTTGACAAAACATTGGAAAATGAAAATCAAGGAACAGAAATGGTAGATTTGACAAAACAACCACAACCACAACCACAATCACAACAATCAGGAGGTGGATTTTTTTCTAAAGCTAAGGATGTAGCTAAGGGTGTTGGTAATAAAGTTGGTAATTTTAAATTATTTAAAATTGGTGGACCCGTTGCTCAAGATGTAAGAATGACATATGACGCGTTTAATAAGTTAATTAAGAAAGCATATCCATTATATGAAGGAGATTTATGTCCGATGATAGGCAATGATTTCAATCCATTTAATGAACAAATGGCACCCGAATTAATGTGTCAAGTATTACAAAAAGGTGGACGACGACAAAGACGCACGTGTAGATATAAAAAACACTCAACTCATAAACATAAAAGACATAATACACGTAATACTCGTAAAAAACATAAAATGCATAAAAGGAATAAAAGACATAATACACGTAAACATTAAAAAGTGGAGGTATAATTTTATAATATATTAAATGTATTTAAAGATTTAATGTATAATAAATGAATATGTGTGGCATATTTGCGCTCCTAAATGAAAACAATGAACTGTTTTCTTCAGATGTAGTAAATGAATTTGAAAAGGGTAAACGTAGAGGACCAGAACATTCCACTTTAAAAACAAATTATTTACAAATGATACTTGGGTTTCATAGACTAGCTATAAATGGACTAAATGAAGAATCCAATCAGCCTTTAGTTTTTGAAAATATAGTATTAATTTGTAATGGTGAAATTTACAACTATAAGAAACTTTATAAACAAAGGGGAACAACACATATTTCTAATTCAGATTGTGAAGTAATAATCCATTTATATATTAAATATGGTATTGAACAAACACTTATTATGTTAGATGGAGTATATTCATTTGTATTATATGATATTTGTCAAAATAAAATATTTGTTGCCCGAGATCCAATTGGAGTCCGACCATTATACAAAGTTCACAATAATAATAATTTATATGGATTCGCATCTGAATTAAAATGTTTAGAATATTTTTATAATTTAAACCCTCTAGAAAATCACATAGAACAATTTGAGCCAGGCACTTATTCAGTGTTTAGTTATACAAATACAATTTGGGAACAAATAATATTTAATAAAGTATATTATATACCTACATTTTCTTATACAGAAAATAGAGAAAAGAAAGAAATATTATCAAATATTTCTAACTATCTTCATAGCGCGGTCGTAAAAAGATGTGATACAACAGAAAGACCAGTTGCGTGTTTATTAAGTGGAGGTCTTGACAGTAGTTTGGTCGCCGCGTTAGTTTCCAATTATTTTAGAGAACATCAAAATCGTCAAATAGAAACATATAGTATTGGATTAAAAGGGTCGGAAGACATTAAATATGCTAAAATGGTGGCTGATTTCATTGATTCAAAACACACTGAAATAATCGTGACTGAAAGAGAAATGTTTGATGCAATACCAGAAGTGATTAGAGCAATAGAAAGTTATGATACAACTACAGTAAGAGCTAGTATTGGTAATTATTTAATTGGTAAATATATATCAACACATTCTGAAGCAAAAGTGATTTTTAATGGGGACGGAGCAGATGAATTATTTGGCGGATATTTGTATATGCATAAGTGCTTAGATGATATTGATTTTGATAAAGAAACCAGAAGACTATTAAAGGATATTCATTTATTTGATGTGTTGCGTTCAGATAAATCAATTTCGTCTAATGGACTAGAACCACGCACTCCATTTTTAGATAAAACATTTGTAAATTATGTATTATCAATACCATCTCATATTCGTAATCATAATAATTTCGGGAAACCAGAAAAATATTTATTGAGAGAAAGTTTTGATGAAGAACAAATATTACTAAATGAAATTCTTTGGAGAAAGAAAGAGGCATTTAGTGATGGTGTTAGTTCAAAAGGAAGATCATTGTTTGAAATATTACAAGAGTTTATTGCTGAATATTATAATGACTTACATAAGAGCAAAGATTTTAGTTCAATCAAAGATTTTAGTTCAATCAAAAATTTTAGTTCAATCAAAAATTTTAGTCCTAGCATTGAACTAGAAAAACAATATTACAAATCAATATTTGATAAAGAGTTCCCCAATTGCGAACATATATTGCCGTATTTTTGGATGCCTAAATATACAAACGCAACCGATCCAAGTGCTAGAACATTAGACTTTTATAGTAAGTCAAAATAATATGAATATAAATATCAGGTCGTAGTTAGTAGAACTTAAAAATAAATATTATAAATAATATTATAATTGGATTTATCATATTTAATTTGAGATGTATATGTAATTTTGTTGAAATTACATATTTGTCGAATAACAGTAATAAATGAATTATAATTTATTTTTCTTTCTAAATATTTTCGTTTAGAAATGTAATAATATGGAATACATTCTGTTATGAAAATAGGAATACTATTATTAAAAATACCTTTTTTATATGAGTCATTTGTAATAATATAACAATTTTCAGTTTTTAATGCGATTTCATCTAATAATTTAAAGATTATTTCATTAGGAATATGATTTTTAAATATCTGTGACGACATAATATAAATATAGATTATATAATCTATTATTAATTGCATTATATACTTACGATAATTGCATTATACTCTAAGAAAGTATACTAAATAAATTATTTGAGAATAGTGCTAATTCAATTTCATCTTCGTGAATATTATGAAAAATAGTAATATATTTACAAATAATAGGTATAATATCATATTTTTGTGCTTCAGTTAACAAATCAGTAATTTTAACAAATAAAAAATAATTATCAAGAATGTCCATAACAGAATATCCTTTATCGTAAATCTCATATAATAATTTGATGGCTAAATTTAATTGTTTTTGTTGTAAAAACTGTGTATATTGTTCAAAAATAACAAAACTAATATTTGTGCATACACTTGTAGCTAATTCAATATCAATAGGTTGATTTAACAGTTTAAATTTTTCCATATAATTAATTAATATCTTTACATTATTATTAGATACATTTAGAATAAATGTTATTGCATCTGTCGTGATATTAATATTTTCAGTAATAATAATTTTGTGCATAATTAGTTCGAGATGTTTCTTATGAAGTGGTTTAATTTTAATAATGGTAAATCTGGATTGTAAGGTTTCAATAACTTTTTGTGAGTTACAACAAGAAGAAATAAAGTGAACATTATGACTATATTTATCGATATAATTTCTGAAAACCTGTTGACTTTGTTCATTAATAATATCAATATCATCGAGAACTATAATTTTCTTTTTATTTTTAATGGATGAACACGTTTGGCAAAATGTTTTAACATCATTTCGATAATAGTTAATTCCTTGTTCTTTAAGTGAATTAATATATAAAATATTATCGCTATATTGTTTTGATGTGAAATCAGAATAATATTCTTTGATGATGGCATTAATAAATGTTGTTTTTCCGGAACCGATATCTCCAATAAATAATATATTTAAATTATTCATTTTAATTAATGTGTTAAGAATATCAATAATAGTGTCATCCGTTTCGAAATCTTTAAAATATAATGGTTGATATTTATTTAAGAAAAGTATTTGTTGTTCCATTATAATTATATAGAATAATAAGTATTTAAGTTTATCTTAGTTTATAATAATATTATAAATGAGCGATAATTTTTATGAGATTTTAGAGTGTCCAGAGACATCTACAATAGATGAAATTAAAAAATCGTATAGGAGACTATCTATGATTTATCATCCGGATAAAAATAAAAATAATCCAGATGCAACCGCAAAATTCCAAAAAATAAATGAAGCATATGAAACACTGGGTGACCACGATAAAAAAAGAGAGTATGATGGAATGAGAAATAATCCTTTTTTTAAAAGGATGGGTTCAGGTGGTGGTTTTTCACACGGCGGCGGATCAATGGAAGATATAATTGCGAATTTATTTGGAGGTATACCATTTGGGCATATGCAATCATTTGATAATGAACATGGAGGTCTTTTTACAGGCAGTCCTTTTGGCAGTGCCCCTTTTGCTAATGGTAATATACGCGTATTTCATAATGGTGTTCCTGTAAACGTACAAGGATTTCCTCAAAAACCACCTCCCATAATAAAAAATATTGTAGTTCCAATAGATAAGATTTTAACAGGAACAATAATACCAATAGATATCGAAAGATGGATAATCAATAATGGCATCAAGATATTTGAAAACGAGACGGTTTACGTAACAGTTCCTAAAGGAATTGACGAAGGTGAGTTAATAATATTACAAGATAAAGGCAATTCGGCAAGAGAAGATTGTAAAGGGGATATAAAGGTATTTGTTAAAATAGAAAATAATAGTGAGTTCAAGAGAAGTGGACTAGACCTAATATATGAAAAGGTAATAACAGTAAAAGAGGCTTTATGTGGATTTACATTTGAATTAAAATATATCACAGGGAAGGTATATACCATAAATAATAATTCAGGTAACATAATAAGTAATGGATACAAAAAAATGATACCAAATATGGGATTTACAAGAGATAGTCATATAGGAAATTTAATAATAATTTTCACAGTAAATTTCCCTGACAAACTAACAAATGAAACAATAGAAAAACTTAAAACAATTGATTTTTAAAAATATTCAATTGTTTAGGAACATGAATATTTTTTTTTTATATAATAGTATAATATGCCATCAGGTTACGGAGGAATGTTGAAAGCTAGCCGTGCTAGCCGTGCTAGCCGTGCTAAACAAGCTAGTCGATCAATGGGAAAAACCCGAAGTGTAGCGGGCGGAAAGAGACATAAAACACTTAGAAGACATAGAACACGTAGACGTAGACGACATTAAGAAAATGATAAAAACTATCATTTAGGATAAAATATGTTTATATTTATTATATAAATATATTTTATGAAAATAATATATTATAAAATTACAGCATTTATTGTAATAATAATATTAATAATATTAATAATATTAACAATATGGAAAATAAGTTATATATTTAATGATAAATATAGTGCATCATTATATCCTGAAATAAAACCATTAAACACTTATAATATTCAAGTGTCAGATATACATAAAGTTAGTTTTTCAATATATGGTAATAGAAGTGGAAAACCGATATTATTTGTTCACGGTGGTCCAGGTGCCGCGTCAGGAGAAAATGATGCACGGTTTTTTGATCCAATGTATTATTTAATAATTATAGTAGATCAACGTGGATGTGGTAAAAGTTCACCATCAGGTGAATTAAAAGAAAATACAACCGACAAATTAATTGAAGATTTTGAAGTAATACGTAAAAAATTAAACGTGGATAAATGGATATTATTTGGTGGTTCTTGGGGATCTACATTATCATTAATATATTCTATTAAATATCCAAGTGTGATATTAGGAATGATTTTGAGAGGTATTTTTTTATGTAGTCCTCAAGAGATAGAATGGATTTGGGGTGAAAAATCACAAGTAAAATATTTTAATCCAATTGGATGGAATTATTTTACAAATACTTTACCAAATAGAGATTTAACAGGTAATTATATCGTAGATTATAAAAATTGTTTTGATGGTAAATTTGGAGAAAAAAATAGTGAAAAATGTTTATTAAGTTGGGCTGTTTATGAAAAAAGTTTATCAAACCTTAAAATAAATGATTTAAAAGATGATATCGATATTGTAAAAAAAACAAATTTCAGTGAGTTTTCTTTAATTGAAAATCATTATATGATTAATAATTGTTTTTTAGAGCCTGAATTCTTAAAGAACAATATACATAAAATTAAACATATACCAACCATAATAGTTCAGGGTAAATATGATCTAATTTGTCCACCAATAACATCATATATTTTACACGATATGTTGCCAAACTCTCAGTTACATATTACATTAGCCGGACATTCTGTAAATGATCCTGAAAATATGGATAAATTAGTTGAAGCAACTAACACTTTTAAAAATTTGTAGCAATATATTAAATATTTAGGCGTAAAAAAATAAAATATATTGTAGTTCTATATATGCCGAGTTTATCAGGATCAGGCGGGCGTTCATCAGGAGTAAATTACGCAACAGCATCTTTATTTGATCGTATGTATTGGTCTTTACAACAGACCCCCAATGTAAGACGCGGAGCAGCTATTTTAGCGCTAACTTATCAAGCTAATACAGGAGCGGGTGGCGGGTCGTTAAAAAGAGCGGCGAGAGGATTAAATTTATTCAATTAATTTTAAAAATTATTATATAATATTATAGTATTAATATGGGAACAGGAACAAGACTTGCGTCAAGAATTTATACTAATTCGTTTGCCGGAAAAAATAGAGAATCAGCTTTACCATTTATACCAAATAATTACTTTGGGTTTCAAAATCGTAATCAATACTCTTATAGTGTTTATCATCAATTAGCCGATAATGGCGCTGGATTTGGAGCACGTGGATCACGATGGGCTCGTGCAAATAATGTAGCTATTTCGTTTATTCCACCGAAGTAATATTCCACCTAAGTAATATTTTATTATATAATAAAGAGATATAATATAATAAAATATGAGCTGTACCAGAATTTTTAACGATATTAAATATTTACAATTGGCAAATGAAAACAATTTGAAAAGTAAATCCTTAGAAGATAATGTATATTTTATATTAAGAGATATTTTTAATAATATATCTGGTTTTGATAATTGTATGGAAGCAAATGACTTTACATATACAAATGTTCTTAATGATAAAAATATATGTGCCGATTAAGTGAATGGTTATCGCGTATTCATAAGAGTGAGTTTGAATTTGAAGCATTAAATGATACAGGAGAAAAAGAAAAAGTTTGGTATTATGATACAATACATTTATTTCCATTTGAGGATTGGTGGAAACAATTGGAAGAATTAAAAATATTGATTAGACAGCGTTATGAAATATTAATCATTTACTAGAAATTGTTCTATATTGAGCACTAGTCATTGAATCTAATACTTTATCTTGTTTGCTCATAATTATATTTGGAAACATACCAAATAATGGATATCTCCAGCCATAATATTTAATCACAATTTCTTTATTTGGTTCCAAATTATGCCAATCTTCGATAGAGTCCCATTTCCAATACCACAACGAATTAGTTACATTATAATGTTCACCATTTTCATCTATTATCATAAATTCTGTAAAACCATTTCTATCAAATTGATATTTTTTATCTATTTTTATGAATTTATTTTCAACACTTCCTAAAGCATAAGCACAATGGCTAACAGTTGATATAATGGCTAACAGTTGATATAATGGTTATAGTTCCAATAGTTTTTATAACAAATTTATTAATATTGTCATTCTTGGAATCAATATTTATAAATGATTTAATAAATGGTTTAAAATATTTTAAAAAGGTTCGCGACATTTAATTTATAGATAATATTATCTTTAAATTAATTTAATTAAATCTATTTGTTAGTTTGAACACTTTTAATAATTAGGAACAGGTGGATAAACTGATAAATTAGACCCTGGATTTGTATATTGGGATGGTCGAATTTGATTCTGCCCAAGTTCGGTATAAAATCGACCGCATTGTTGTCCGTTACCACACGATGTCGCGAGTCTCATTTTAGCACGTCTAGTCGCCACACTAGAACCGCCAACTCCAGAACCAGGAGTATACTTATTCCAAAATTCATTTGGTTGATTTGTTATCAATGTTCCTCCTGGTGTGAATTGTGTGCTTCTTCTAGCTCCTGCTCCTAAATTCCTTTTATAAAGGAAACCAGGAAAACTACTACCTCCAAACCAAAGTTGACCATAACTATTTGATGTTGTTCTATATCCTTTGCGACCTGACATATATACATAGATTATATTATATTTTTGTTAAACTAAGTTATATCTTAAAAACTTTTCAGGATATACAATTTTATCGTGTTCATATGAATATATTTTAGCAATAAATTGTGTTTCATCACTAACTTTGCCTATGGGATTTTTTTCTTCATCGAAATTTTGCGATGTATCATAAATAGCATTATCATAAGAAATATAACATCTTATATTTTCTATTGGTTTTGGTTTATGACTGTAAATATTTTCATAAAATATACATAAATTTGGGTCTGGTCGGTAATCTTGTAATGCGTATAACCACGTAGCTTTATATTCTTGAGAAATATAATTATTTGGGTCATCTTTATCAATCTCATAATCTTGATTGAGTAATTGGATCATTTCTTCCTTTGTTTGTTTAAAAGTTCTTTCTTTTTTAATAAATTTATCCATTAACCTTTGAATAGACATTTGAAGTTCTTCTTTTAAACTTATAGAAACAATGACCCCGTCAACATAACCAACTAACACATTTATCAATCTATTTACACAACCAGTAAAACATTTGCCTACGGAGTCATCCATTTCACTATGTAATCTTTCAATTAAATTTGTTTTTTGTGGATGTGTATAGATTATATTCCATATAATAGATAATAATTCCATATAAGATATATGAATTAAACTATGTTTAGTTTTCTCTAACAATTTTGCGCTTAAAAATGCATTACAATCGAATTTGTTAAAATTTAAATCATAATGTTTAAAACTACTTGTTATTTCGTTAACAAGATGTCTATCTACTATGTGATGTGTTAATTGATGTGTTTTAATATATTTTTCAATTTCTACAAAAGATGTAATAATTGTTTTATTAATAGAAGTCAAATGAACCGTTTGGGTATTTGCTGATAAAACATTACCGGGTATTGGGGCATCAGCTAAATTGTTATTATTATTATTATATAAATTATTCATAAAATGTTGAATTTCAATATTATTATAATTAATATGTGATATTCTGTTATGAGTATACTTGCCTTGCATTTTAATGTCTGCTTTATTGTTAACCATTAAAAGATTTTGAATACTTTCATTTGTTAAATGATTATATGAAAGATTAAGTTTGAGTTTTGGATGAGTTTTAAAAATAGTAAAGTCTAAATTAGATATATTGTTATAACGTAAATTTAAAACTTGTAATTTAGGAGGCAATAAATAACTAAATTGTAATGATGTTAAATTAGAATGATTTATTGTTAGTTCTCTTAAATTAACACATTTAGATATGTCTGGAAATATATTTAAGTTAGTAAAATCAATAAATATAACTTCAATATTGGGTGCTACTATATCACTTATAGGCAATTCTTGTAAAGTAGCCGATTTTAAGTGTAAATATTTTAAATTATGTGGTAAACTTTGTATTAAATCATTATTTTTAAGTAAATATAATACTTCAATATCATTATAAGTAACAACTTCATTAATATCTTCTACGTATTTATCTAAATAAACATTTGTTAGTTGTTCATCAAAAATATTTAGAGCATTATCACCGGTCAGTTTATCAGTATATAATTGACCATTTTTTGTAAATTGTAAATAAGACATTATATAATATTTTAAAATTGTATTTAAATTATTATATATTTATAATAAATCACTTCATATAAAAAATAATACATATAACCGATGATGTGTCAAGCTTTTATAAATAAAAAAAGATTATATATTTTATTATTTATTAATATATTGAATTACAAAATCATACACTTCTTTACCATTTGTTTTATTATAATTTGTTTGTTTAAAGTGTTCGATTAATGCGTTAGCTGCCTTTTCTTCCCATTCAATTGATGCTTGTGATAAAGTAATTATATTTTCTTCAATAACATTCTCTGTAATAACATTCTCTTCAACGACAATCTCTTCTTCAACAACATTTTCAACTTCTTCTTTTATTTGAACATCTAAGTTAATATTTATAATTTCTTCTTCAATCTCATTTGTTTCAGGAGTTTTGCTTTCTTCTTCAATATTTTGTTCTAATGTACTTCTTTCAAGCTCTAATGCAATTCTTACGATTTCAGCTTTTGCCTCTGCTTTCGCTTTTGCCTTTGCTTCCTCTTTTGCTTTTGCTTTTGCCTTCGCTTTCGCTTCTGCTTTATCTTTTCTAATTTTTTCTAGTAGTTCGTCTCTTGCTTTTTGTTCAGCTGCTGCTTTAACCTCTTTAAAATAATTTAGAATTTGCGAACAATGAAATTCTTTTAAATATTTAATTAATCTAACATATTGTGTTGGAAATTCATTTTGATTTTGATTTTTATTTTGTTGAATTCCATGAATAATATCTAATTTATTGTCTTGGTTTGAAAATGTTTCATAAGCTATTTCACTTCTATGAAGAACGATTTTAACTAATGATTCGAAATTAGCTCTAGCATTTCCAACATTACAACCTTCTAATGTAAACCCCGTAACTTTTTGAGAATTACGAATTACTCCAGTTTTTGAACAAAATAATTTTATTGAATCCTTTTGTCCACCTCCTGACATAAAATCTGTATCATAATTATTTAGATAAAATATTGCTGTTTGACCACTATAAGGTGAATTTGGATCAAATATTCTTTCATCTTTTCTCATACCACTTGTAAACTCAATTATTTGTGCACTATCAATTTTTCTAGGATCTATATTAATAGGTTGTGGTGTTGTTGCATATCCATTTCCACGATGTGTTATTTCTATGTAGTTATCTGGATTATTTGGATCTTTAGTAATAAACCTATCTTTTCCATTATCTGAAATAAAATATATAGGCCATTTAAATATTCCACAATAAAATTCATTACCAATATCATTAAAATAGTTATATTTTTTTAAACGTATTGGTTCAAATCCATCACATTTATCTAATAAAATATTTGTTTGTGTTTTTCCAAATATTATTGCCCACCAATTGTCTAAGTTAAAACTATCTTCTTCTTTAGGGACAAATTGTGAATACAATAAATTTTTAAATAATTCAGAATATGAAAATCTTATTGTTGTTCCGGTTACATTAGAATCATTTTGTCTTTCAATATTAAACTGATTAATTTCTGTATCATCCATTCTTTTAATTGTAATTGTTTGGTCATATTTTTTATTTTTATTAATGAAGTCCCAAGGAATATCAGCTTTTATATATAATCCATTTTTATTTTTTGTAAATACAGTTACTTCACGTGGCATACCATTATCGTTTTTGGATAATTGATAATTAGAAATTATACCTCCAATACCAGATACTCCCATTGATTTATCACCTGAATGATTTTCTCTGTTTGCATCGAACATATTAGATAGTTTTTCAGGAGTCATTCCAATACCATCATCTGTCAAAAATATATATTGCGAAGTAATTTTAAAACTTATATTATTAGCATAAGCATCAAGACAATTTGCAATTTTTTCCATTCCACATTTTGTTGGTGTAAATCCTTGTCTGTTTAAGCCATTAATAAATCCTTCTTCATTTCTACTGCCGGCAGTAATAAGAGTATCTGTATCTGTAATGTTAACTGTAGTAAAACTCATTGTAATTGGTATTGTTATTGATATTAATATTGTATAAAATATATTTCAATTTTTTTTAGCTGTTTTAACAAAATATAAAATTAAAAATATTTAAGATATGTATAATTAACTTGTTAGTTATCTTCATTTGAACTAAAAAATATAAAATATTTAAGAAATTTTACGAGTAGGAATATCACTAGCCACAACATAAATAGAATTCTCAGTAATAACAATATATTCAGTTAAGGATTTATAAAATTTAGCAATAGGAGAAGTATATTCCTCGGCCGACTTAACCAACAATTTTTCTCCGGACCCTTCTCTAACCCCAATAAGAGCTTTTTTATCTAATGAGTCAGTCCAATAATCAAAAAGAACAGGTTTATCTTCAACAATAGATAATTTAGCCGCATTTTGTAAGGTAGCATCACAAGGGAGACGATAATTAGTATTGTTAGCTGTAACAGATGGACCTGTTGTTTGCGCAGGAAGAGCATTTCCAGATTTTTGTTCTACTGACATTTATAATAAACTTAAATTTAAAGTCTTTAAATACTTATTTAAAAATATTAATAATTGTTTAAAAAATACATATTTTATATAAAAATATAATTAATTATTATAATGAAAAATGCACAAAATGCAAAAAATGCAAAAAATGCAAATAATAATTTAAGCGATTATTCTTATTATATGTTATATAATAGTTCAAACTATAATTCATCAATAAAAAATTCAGTATCAGAAATTTTAAATAAATTTGTAGAAGTTATTATTGAATATATGCGTTTTATATCAGAAAAAGTAGCAAAAAAAAACACAAGATATAATAAATTTATATTTGAAAGAGGTCTTAACGCGTTAATTCATGTGTTTTCAATTATTTTTTATTATACAAAAAATTTAGAGTTATCCTTTTATCATACTCAAAAAGCATATTATTTTTATATTGAGTTTATCGAGCAGATTTCAGACGATAATATTACATTTTTACAATTGAGTTCCAAAGATGCTATATTATTTGTATATAAGAAAACTATTTTTGAATTAAACAATGAATGTAAAAAAAATACTAAAGAACCCAGTTTCGAAGAAAAAAATATACTTAGAACAGTTGACTTATATATAAATATGTATAAAGGTATTGCATTATATATAATGAACCATAATTTTAAAAATATTAATACTTCGTGTAATCTGATTAAAAATGTTTGTGAAACATTAAATAAACATAAAATGAATTATGATCAAATTGATTCTTTATATGAATTTACTGCATTATTATATAATACAAAAATAGAGGTTATTGATTTTTTAAATTTGTTAGATGAATTTATAAAAAAAGTTTGTTTAAAGAAAAAAATAGATGAAAATATAATTAAACGTAAAATGTATGATATAAAAATAAATGATTTTATAAATAATAACAATTTAAATAACATTGTGGAACATATATTTAGTAATTAGTATACATATTACATATAACATATAATATATAATATATATTTAAAGAATTTGCAATATAATATAATAAATATACAATGGTTCACGGTGATTATTTTGGAATTAATTATATTATACATTTAACAAAACCAATTGATTTGTTTAATGATTTATTACCAATATGTTCTTCTAATAGACATATGTTAACATTAATTAATCCAACTAAAATAAGTATTTTTAAATCGACCAACTTTGATAAACGTTTGCGTTTGAATTCTAAAGAAATGTCATCATTTATTTCTGCATTGTATGAATTAAACCATAACTGTTATGCAAAAACAAATTATAATCATAATCATACTCGACAATTATTCCCAGATTTGTTTTTATATTATGATGTGTTTATATATTCAACGACCATTAAAGGTCGGTCTTTTGAAATCATTACAAATGATGAATTAGATATAATGAAAACTAGATATAATGAGTTGGAAATTATGTTAAACAATGATACATGTAACTATGGATCCAATGAATATAAATTGTGTTTTGATGAGTTAAAATTATTACGTAAAACTATTGAAATTCAAACTATTATTTGTGATAAAGAATATTTACAAAAAATAATAGATACTGAAGAAAAAATTACTAATATTTCATTAACAGATGAAGAAGCTATGTTAATAAAAAGTGTTGAATCACATGCCACAATTAACAACAATATTGAAACATCTGGGTTTGAAATTATAAAAGAATGTTATTAAATATTTTATCTTTTTACTTCTATTTCTATTTCTTCAAAATCTTCTATAACATTTGTTACATTTGTTACCTTTAAATCTTCAATAATATGTATGATTTTTCTACGAATTTTCTTTTTTTTAATTTTATTTGCCAAATCAGAAGGGGTTATAATTTTTTGACAAATATATTTAAATTCTTCTTTCAAAAGAAGTTTAACAAATTGATAAATATCTCGTAAAATATCTTCATCACACATTCCAACAATTAGGACACTTCCAGTTCTAAAAACCATAAATGACACTTGAGTAATATTTGTGTATATGTCTTTATTTTCTGAACTAATTTGCATTCCCGTTTGGATCTTAATATCATTATTATAATGAAACTTACATTGAATTCCTGGATATGAACAAGGGTCGTAAATAGCCTGAATATTATATTTATTTTTAATAATATCAAATAAAATTTCACGATTTATAAAAAACCCACAATTAAAGTTGGAATTAATTAAAACAGTATCATTATGTTCATAATATTTTAATTGATTTGTATGATATGGCTGTAAAATTTCAAGAACATAATTTAAAACAGTATAATACATTTTTTCACTTTGAACTCCAGGCAATTCTAGTTTACCAGTATTGAATACCTTTGTATGAAATTCTCTAAATAAATTGTCTATTTTAATACGAAGTATCATTACAAAACAATTATAGAATGCCTGTTTTTTTTTTGAACGATAACTTAAAATATCTTTTTTAGATATGCCAATAGTGATTTTTCGTATATCCTTAAACTTAATACGACCATTTGGGTTATCAATATGAGACATTATATGTTGTTCATAATATAATTCACTTTGTAAACGTTGTTGAAGAAATTCCAATTCCTCTGGTGTTTTTGAATTGATTTTAATTTGTTTTTTAATAACACCATTATTAGCTGTGGCATAAGGAATTACCGGAATATCCCAAAATATTTTTAGATCAACCGGTTGAGTAAGATACGCAATTTTTGATTTTGTGGAAATGTAGATATCAGTAGGTTCAGGAACTGATTCATTCATAAATAATTCTTCAGAATAATCATTACATTCATTGGAATTATTATTAGTATTTTCTTCATCAGATGAAACATCCTCTTGTTTATCAATTAAATAAGAAGACCATTCATCATCAATATTCATGATCGCTGTCATTATAGTTACTTTGGTATATGTCTTTATATTCTTTAAATAAATTTATTTCAATTATTTATTTTCAATTATTTTCTCTTCATATAGAATAATGAATAGTTATAAACAAAAAAACTTTTATGAAAGAAGTAAAATTATACCTATCCAACAACATTCGCCTACAAACAAGAAGGTAAGCTTTAGAGAAAATGAATATAGTTTAAACAATAGTTTTTTCGACCCGTCAAAAAGCTCTCCTCCGAATGAATTTATATTAAAGTTACAATTAAGGATGAATCAATATGATTCCTTTAATAACGTGGATAATTTAATTAATGAATAATTTACATAATCGCTGTTTTTACAATCCTCAAAATGTATGATATTTTCAACAAATTTAAAATATTCAGGAACATTCAAATTTTCTTTATTACGAATAATATAATTCAAAAAATCCTTAATTATATTTTTTTTATCAATATTATATTGGCTACTTATACTATTAATAAATACTTTTAATGATGACAATGCCTCTTGATTTTTAATTTTATCAAATAGATTATTCCAAACACTATCATCGATCACATATATATTATTATCCTTTATATTTTGGTTTGATTGCATAAAATTAATCATACTTCTTATATCTGATTTATATAACTTTTGTATTAAATATAACGATTTCTCGTTAAAATGTAGGTTCTCACATACCGAAATATTATTTAAAAAATGTATTATATCTTTTTCTGGAAGTTGATTGAATCTTAATCTTAAAAATTCATTTTGTAACCCTTCATCAATGCGACTTATATAATTACATATCAAACAAAACCGCACGGAATTTGAAAAATTTTGTAAAAGATAACGCAATGCTTGTTGAGCATTTTTCGTCATATAATCTACTTCATCTAATATGACAAATTTCATACCTGGATTATACATAGTTTTCGAATTCACAAAATGATTTATTTGACTTCTAATTATGTCAATACCACGTTCATCTGAAGCATTTAAATGTATCATCAATTCTTTATTTTTTTGATTCAATTTTTCCTGATATGAATTTACTAGATTTATTATGGTTGTGGTCTTACCTGTTCCAGGCGGGCCATAGAATAATAAATTAGGAAAATAACCGGTATTAATTATATTTGTTAAAATTTTTTTATTTAGAGGATCTAATACAATATCATCTAAGGTTTTTGGTCTAAATTTTTCCATCCACACATTACTTGTCATTAATTATAGTATTATATTTTATTTAATATATAATACTATATAATAAATAAAAAATTGAATTAATTAATATTATAATAAACTATGGTACAAACACAATATATAATGGCACAAACTACAAAATCAGGATATTTAGAAATCATATTAGGGTCTATGTACTCAGGAAAAACAAGTAGGTTAGTTGAAATTTATAAACAATGTCAGTTTTGCAATATATCTGTTATCGTAATTAATCATACTATTGATAATCGTTATGATGATAATTTGTTGTCAACTCACGACCAAATCAAAATTCCGTGTTTAAAGACCGAAAAACTATTCGATTTATGGGGAGAAAATATTGATTTATTAATCATTAGAAGTGATGTTATATTAATTAACGAAGGACAATTCTTTTTGGATCTTGAAGAATTTGTTGAAAAAATGTTAGAACATAAAAAAAAAATATATATTTGTGGATTAGATGGTGACTTTGAACGTAAGAAATTCGGACAAATATTAAATTTAATCCCGTTATGTGATAAGGTTACCAAACTAACATCATTATGTAGCTTATGTAAAAATGGCACTCCTGGCATTTTCTCAAAACGTATTACTTCTGAAAAAGAACAAACTGTTGTTGGCTCTGATAATTACATACCCGTTTGTAGAAGTTGTTATGAATGTTAACATTGATCTAAGGAATAATCGATAAATAATATATAAAAACAATATAAATTCAAATTTTATAATAATATAATGGCACCAAAGAATAATAAAACCAAAGAACTAACAAATACTACTAATAATACTAGCGTTACCACTAGCGTTACCACTAGCGTTACCACTAGCGTTATAACTAACGTTGCACCTATAAAGGCTAAGCGAGGCCGTAAATCTAAAAAAGAATTAATGGCATCGTTAAATATTACATATTTTTTATCCAATGAAAAAGATAATAAGTCGAATCAAGTTCAAACCCAAATCCCAAATATAATCAATCTCGATGTTTCCGAAATTGAAAATAATATTATTAATACTCATGAAGATAATCATTTATATGAAAATATTTTAAATGATGAAAATAATATTTCACAATTGATTAACACTGAATTAACGAATATTATTACTTTATCAGAAGAACCAAAAATAGCAAAAAAACGTGGAAGAAAACCAAAGGGAGGAAAAATAATACAACACATAACTACAAATATAGAGCAAAAGGATGAAAAATCAAATGTAATTCTACATTTAAAATGTTCCATGAAAGATTTACAAACGCATCCGCAAAATAACTCTTTTATTGAGTCTTATAACTTTTCCAATTGTAAAAATGATTTAAGTTTTGAAATAATTGGAAATGAAAACGTTAACTTAAATGATGTAACATTAGATAATGTTTGCGAAGACTATGATGACGATGATGATGAATCTGTATGTAAAGACCCAAGCAAAGAAATATCCAAAAAATTAAAGCAATTAGAACATAATTTGCATATTAATAATGTAAATAATAAACGTTCGTCGTGTTTCTGGGATACTTGTGAATTTGACAATCCGCCAATTTATATTCCTAAACACTTTATTAACGGCACTTATGATGTATATGGTTGTTTTTGTAGTCCAGAATGCGGAGTTGCATATTTAATGAATGAAAATATTGATAGTTCAACGAAATTCGAACGGTATCACTTATTTAATCATATTTACACCAAAATATATAATTATAAGAAAAATATTAAACCAGCTCCTAATCCATATTATATGCTAGAAAAGTATTATGGCAACTTATCAATACAAGAATATAGGTCTTTATTAAGAAATGAAAGATTATTTCTTATTGTTGATAAACCACTCACACGAATATTACCAGAGTTACACGAAGATAATGACGATTTTATTTTAAATAATAAAATTATACCCTCCAATAATTATAATGTGAAGACACGTCTGCCAAGGAAAAAACAAAATAAAGGTTCTATTTTAACAGAAAAATTTGGAAATAATTATCAATAGAATAGTAACATTTATTATTTTTATAATTTTTATAAATTTATAAAAATATAGCTAAACTTTTAATAACACTTGTAATTTAACTTTTCTTTTTTATGATTTCGCGTTCATCCGATTCATTAAAATTATCAATAATTTGATTGATATCAATTGGATTTTTCTCTCTATATTCTTTCATTGAGCTATCTAATGTTGTTCGAATTTGTCTAAAAATTTCTTGATTAACTGACTTAACTTTATTTGTTTTTTTATCAGGAATTCCCATATAATCTCTTATAACTTTCATATAGTCACAATTAAATAATTTTAATTTTTCTATTGCTTCTTCTTCTGTATAATTTGTTTGAGATAACACAATTTGCAAATGCTTATTTAAATCCTCATTATTAAAAAAACTTATTTTATCACTCATATATAAATACATTAAATATTTTTTAAATCATATTAAACGAATTGTTATATAATATATTATCCCACAATGTCTACTATGAATAATATTGAAAAGTTAATACAAATGGCAACTATTGAACAAATGTATTTAATGTTAGAAAAATTAAAGGTGAATAATACAAATACACATGATACTAATACAAATGTTACTAATACAAACGCCAATGCCAATACAAGTAATAATATTGATTTTAGCGAACAAATTAAAAATTTAGAAAATGAGATTTATAATTTAAATAATAAATTAAATTCGAGTAATAATACAATTTGTAAATTATCTATTAAAATTAATGAACTTGAAGAAGAATTAACTTCTATAAAAAATAATACTAATATTACTTATGAAAATTCTAGTAATTATTTTAAATACCATCAAATTAAAGGACAACAAACTTTGCATAGTTATCTTGGGATTATTAAGCACTCGCCTAATGATGTAGTGATAAAAGAAGAATCGGACGAAGTTGTAGAAGTTATTAAAGATGTAGCGATAAAAAAAGAGATTAAAGAAGAATCGGACGAAGTTGTAGAAGAAGTTGTTGAAGAAGAGGTTAAAGAAGTTGTTGAAGAAGTTGTTGAAGAGGTAGAAGAAGTTGTTGAAGAAGTTGTTGAAGAAGTTGTTAAAGAGGTTGTTAAAGAGGTTGTTAAAGAGGTTGAAGAAGTTATTAAAGAGGTTGAAGAAGTTGTTAAAGAGGTTATTAAAGAAGTTGCTGAAGTTGTTGAAGAGGTAGAAGAAGTTGTTAAAGAGGTTATTAAAGAAGAATTGGAACAAAAGGTTGTTAAAGAATTAGAAGAAGAACAAGAAGTTGAAGAAGATAAAGAAGAATCAGAAGAAGAAGAGGAAGAAGTTCACACAGAAGATGAATCTGAACATAATGTAACAATTGAGATTAAAGAAAAAGAAGAAGAGGAGGAAGAGGAGGAAGAGGATGAAGAAGAGGAGGTATTTGAGATTGAAATAGATGACGTAACATATTTTGCAACCGATGAAGAAAATGGTATTTTATATGAAATGACAAAGGATGGAGACGTTGGTGAAAAAGTAGGAATAATCAAGGATGGTGAACCAATATTTAATTAAATCTCTTTTCTATATATATAATAATAATGTTAGACCTTTGTGCCCCAGCTCTAATATATGTTGCATTTTCATTAACACAAATAATAATAGATACATTTAAAGGGTTATATAACACCGCATTTTTAAAAATAATTGTAATGATAATAATTACAATACTTTTAAATACATTATGTGAAACAGGAATGGGTATTATATCTTGGATGATTGTGTTTATTCCGTTTATTTTTATGTCAATAATAGTAGCCATATTACTTTATGTTTTTGGGTTAGATCCTTCCACTGGGAAATTAAATATAGAATGTGATAATTGTAATGGTAAAACCACTAAAAAAGATGGAAATTTAATATTTAGTTCAACAAATAAGTAAAATATATAATTAAACAACTTTAAAATAATTTACTAATATAATAATATGCGAAAAATAAAAACAAAACAAATATATAAACAAAATATTAAAAAACTTATCGAAATTGATATTGATGAATATTATAATGAACAAAATGAAATATTATGTGGATGTAATTGTTGTATGTGTAATCCATATTATGGTGATTTTTGGGAATATTTTATATTCCAAGATAATTTGAATTTTGAATTGAATCAGATAAAATAAAAGAATAATAAAAACAATTTAAATAATAAATCATATAACAAATATATATGATTTATTTCATTAATAAAATGAAATCTTTAAAGATTAATTTAACCTCACAAACTATAAATGTTGCATATAAATTATTGTATAAATTATTATATATGTTTAGTTGGTGTCAAATATATTTACATAAAATAAACAATTATATTGACAATAAAGTAACACGTTTAAATACATATTGTGATAAATATTTAAAAGACAAAGGTTGGATTGTAACAATAGTTATTAAAAAATTCATTGTAATTGATAATAATGGAAATAAAATAAAAACTATATTTATAGAAGATAAAGATATTCATGCTATTGAAAATCATTTTAACTCATCTCTAACTTACACTCTTATGTTATGTGATAGTGATAAAAATGAGAATGGTTGCATAGATTATGTATTTTATAACAAAATACCTACATCACTCAATTATAAATTATCAAATGTGAAATTTATAGCAATTGATTTAGATTACAATAATAATAAATATTTGGTCAAATTAAAAGACTGTAATTATAACTATTATAACTATTATATTGTTAATAATTGTTTAAATAAACTTTTTTTTAAATATTATATTAAAAATATTTTATATTTACAGGTTGATGACGACAATTTTAATTATAATGTTAGTATTATTGATAATGATTGTAATATAATTAATATATTACCACATCAAAGTATAATAATAAATGAAAATGATTATGAAATCATTTCTTGTGAAAATGTTAATGATAGTGAAAATGAAAAAGAAAATGAATTTGAAGAAGAAGAAAACGAAGAAAATGAAGAAAATGAAAATTTAATTAATTAATTTAATTAATATATATATTAAAATCACTTAAAAAAATTGAAATAATTAATATACAATGGAACCCTTTCATACAGATTTAACTATGTCAACCACAAGTAAAATGTCAACAAATAATGCTTCTTTTAACCAGTTAAAATGTAAATGGAATCTATTGGCTCATTTACCCCAAGATCCTGATTGGACCGTTAAAAGTTATAAAAAAATATGCCAATTTAAAACTGTCGAAGAAACAATCGGTATTACGGAGACTTTGCCAGCGGATTTAATTAAAAATTGTATGTTATTTATTATGAGAGATGGAATTACGCCTATGTGGGAAGATCCAAAAAATAGAAATGGTGGTTGCTTTTCATATAAAGTGTCTAATAAAAATGTATTTGAAGTTTGGAGAGATATTACATATGTTCTTGTAGGAGACACTATTGGATCTAATAGCACATTTGTTAATTGTGTTACAGGAATAACCGTATCACCAAAGAAAAATTTCTGTATTGTAAAAATTTGGACAACCAATTGTGACCATCAAAATCCACAAATTGTCACCAGCGAAATTAGAAATTTAATGGCACAAGGTTGTCTATTTAAAAAACATACGCCAGAATTTTAATTTATAAATAAATAATTAATTAATCAATAATAGTATTTAAACATTAAGCACTTATAAAATATAATGAAATATCCTTTTGTTATATTTTATCGTAAAGAAAAATTCAATAGTATAGATAATTTTTTTATTCAAAACTCATCCACATTAGATTGTTCAATTTTTATAGCTGATTCCATCGAATATGTTAAAAACTTACATAATTCTAATTTTCAGTTGTTAATAACATATGGTGATGATAAAGAAGAGTATTGTAAAGAATTATTAACTGTAATATCGAAAGAAATGTTACAAAGACATATGCATATTTTAACGAATGATATTGATATTAATTTATTCAATCAATTAATAAATAACACATATATCAACTTATGTTCTATTGTTCGGTTACATACAAGACCTACATTTTCTCTTTTTACACCATCATATAACTCCTATAACAAAATATTACGAGTTTACCAAAGTCTTCAAAAACAAACATTGCTTGATTGGGAATGGGTTATTATAGACGACTCGCCAGATGATTCAAATTTTCAGTTTTTAAGAGACAATTTTTTACACGATGCGCGCATACGTTTTTATCGCCGTTCAAATAATAATGGCAGTATCGGAAATGTAAAAAATGAAACTATTGGATTATGTCGCGGAAAATATCTTGTAGAAATGGATCACGATGATGAATTGATGCCATATGTTTTACAAGAATCAGCTGATTTATTCAATTCAAATCCTAGCATTGGATTTATTTATTATGACTGCGCCTGTGTTTATGAAAATGGAACTAATCAATGGTATGGGGATTTTATTTGCAAGGGGTATGGAGGTTATTATTCGCAAAAATATGAAGACAATTGGCGTCTTGTTTATATTACGCCTAATATTAATAATATTACTATGAGCCATCTCGTATGTTGTCCTAATCATCCCAGAATATGGAGAAGAGATGTTCTTTTAAATATGGGAAGTTATTGTGAATATTTACCCATTTGTGATGATTATGAAATTTTGCTTAGAACAGTAGTTTCAACTAACATTGCCAAAATACATAAACTTGGATATATTCAATATATGAACGATTCAAATAATAATTTTTCACTGATTCGAAATTCCGAAATAAATCGGATTGGCCCCAAATTCATTTTTCCACATTATTTTGCAAAATTTAATATAAATCAAAAAATGAAAGAAAATAATGCATATGAAGATGAAAAATATATTGGGGAACATTCTAAAATATGGGAAAGAGATCAATCCACATATCAACATAATTATTGTAATTTAATTATTAACAATGACTTTGATACACAATTTTGTATTATTGGGTTTGATAGTTTGTTATCCAATCTTAATGAGATTACTGAATTATATAAGAATCCCAGAAATGATTTTATTATTTTAGAAAATAAATGCACTCTTCCCTATTTACAAGAAAGAATTGAAAGATATAATTTTCATCGTATGAAATGTTACACTTTAATTGACACACCAATAGATCAACTTATTAATTATTTTAAACTTCTTTATTTATCTGTTCCCAATTATAAAATTATAAATATTAACTTACATAAACCAGTATTCAATACCAATTTTTATAAAAGGTCTCAAATTATTAACAAACTAACAAATAAATATGATAGATATTTAGAAATCGGTGTTGAATATGGTGAATGTTTTAATGAAACACATTTTGTTAATAAAGTCGGTGTCGATCCAGATCCTAAATTTTGTTCAAAGATTGGTCAAACATTAATTTTACAGACATCCGATGATTTCTTTAAACAATACGATATTAAACAACAATTCGATATTATTTTTATTGATGGAATGCACCAAGCCGAATATGTGTTACGCGATATTAATAATTGCATTCAAATATTATCTACCAATGGAACGATATTTATGGATGACATTTTACCACTTAATTATAATGAACAACTTAAAATACCTATAAAACATTATTATGAAAATGGAATTTTAAAATATGGAGAAAATTGGACTGGGGATGTATGGAAAGTGGTTTATCATTTACTTAAAAAATATAAAGATAAAATGCTGGATTTTAAATATTTTTATAATATTAATTTTAGAGGTATTGGGGCCTTAAAATTTAAAGAAGTATTTAAAATACATGATGAAGAAATTAATGATATTAATTCTTATAATTATTTTCAAGATTTTGCTGATTATTTAACTATATTACAATCTTTTACTAAATAATATTTTTACAAAGTAATAAATTTATAAACTAACAAACTAATAAACTAACAAAATTTATACACATTTGGAGCTAATTTTATATAATTTGTATATAATTTGTATATTTTTTGATTTACAATTATTTGATTGGTTAGTTCTAATGGATTATTAAGTTCGATTTTATTTGTATTTGTATTAGGAATTGTATTTGTATTAGGAATTGTATTTGTATTAGGAATTGTATTTGTATTAGGAATTGTAAATGATATTTTATTCATAGATATATTCAAATATTTTTTTTAAATAATAATAATTATTATTATTATTATAATTAATTATATAATTATTAAAATTATAAGTTAAATATATATTTTATTAATATTATATTGATTATGGAATTAAGTATCAGTGATATCCCACCAACAATTTGTTTAAATATGATTGTAAAAAATGAATCACATATTATCAAAAATACTCTCGAAAACCTGTGTAATAAAATCCATTTTTCTTATTGGGTTATTTGTGATACCGGTTCAACTGATAATACTCAACAAATAATAAGAGATTTTTTTAATGATAAAAATATTCCAGGCGAACTTCATAACAATGAATGGAAAAATTTCGCTCATAACAGAACTATTGCATTAAATGAAGCATTTAATAAAACGGATTTATTATTAGTTTTTGATGCAGATGACGAAATACACGGGAATATTACAATGCCACAAATAGTAAATAGTGATGCTTACCTTTTAAATTTCGGAAACTCTGATGGTATTTCATATGAAAGAATTTTGTTAGTTAATAATAAAATTAGATGGGAATTTAAATCGGTTATTCATGAATATATTAATTGTTTAAAACCAAATCCAAAAATTTCACATATTGAAGGCAATTATTACGTTGTATCTGGAAGAAGTGGTAGCAGAAATAGTGATCCTGAAAAGTATTTAAAAGACGCTAAAATTTTAGAAGAATCTTATTATGAAGCTAAAACAAATAATGATCACCTTTATTTGCGTTATGGATTTTATTGTGCAAATAGTTATAAAGATTCTGGTAAAACAGAAGAAGCAATAAAATGGTATAAAATAACACTTGGCAATGAGAATTGGAGTCAAGAAAAATATATGTGTTGTCTCAATTTATACAATATTTATAATAGTATTGGGGAAAATGAAAAAGGATTGTATTATCTTGTTGAATCATTCAATTATGATTTGGAAAGAATTGAATGTGTATCTTTATTAATTAAAGAATATTGTGGCAGAGGTCTTAATAACATAGCATACAATTACTATTGTATGATTAAAGACTTTTATGAAAATAAATATCTACAAACTAACAATACACATAAACTTTTTATTGAAAATGATAAACCTAACTTTTTTTTACCATATTATATGATTATAGTTGCAGATAAAGTAAAAGAAACTTTTTCAGAAGCCAAGCAAACGATTATAAAAATGTATGAAATTATTTTTACGAAAAAATATCCTATGACTAATATTTTTTTTATTGGAAACTTATTATATAATTTACAATTTTTCATTGGTTTTTGCAGTAAAACGGACAATTTTATTAATTTAGCTAATGAGTATTTCGATTTTTTACATAAAAACGGTGTTAATTTAGAAAAATGGGATTTTTTACTAAAATCAGAATATATAAATGCTGGAATTAATGTGGACAAATATTTTATTAAAGAGGTAACTGAAAAAACGCAAAAATTCTCTACAGAAATATGCAAAAACTCAAAAAATATACTTATTTATACTGGATTTTTAGATTTTCAATGGAATTATACTTATATGCAAAATAATGCGTTAGGTGGTTCTGAAAAAGCAGTGGCATATTTAAGTAAATGTTTCCCAAAGGAGTATAATATTTATATTAGCGGAGAAGTTAAAAATGAAATTATTGATAATATTCAATATATACATTTAAATGAACTAACAAATTTAATTAATTCTACACCATTTCATACAGTAATTGTTTCAAGGTATATTAGTTTTTATGAAATATTTAAAGAGTGTTCATATTATCAATCTTATATTTGGGCACACGATGTATTATTATTATCATATGGTTCCAACTTAAATGAAAATCAAATATTAAAAAAATGGAATAAGTATATTAACAAATGTATATGTTTAACTGAATGGCATAAAAATGAATTTATTAATAAATATCCCATTTTAAAGGATAAAATAACTTTAATAAATAATGGTATTGATTGTCAAAGCTTTTCTAATATTGTAACTAACAAAAAAATAACCAATAAGTTTATATATTCATCCAGACCAGATAGAGGGTTAAATATTTTATTAGAATTATGGCCTCAAATTTTAGAAAACTTACCGGATGCTACATTAGTTATATCATTTTATGGCACATTTCCGTCCGACCAATTAAACCTTAAGACAATTATTGATACATATGATAGTATTCAATATTTAGGTAAATTAAAATTTGAACAATTGTATGAAGAAATGGCATCTTCAGAATACTGGTTATATCCAACACACTGGCCTGAAACATCATGCATAACCGCGCTAGAAATGTTAATGTCTGGAGTCATTTGTTTATATTATCCGGTTGCTGGACTTATAAATACTTTAGGTAATTATGGAATTCCACTTGAAAAAGGTCAAGAAATAGAATCTATAAATATTTTAACTGTTAAAACAAAAACGGAAATCATTAAACGCGGTAAAGAGTATGCTTTATCATGTAGTTGGGCTAATAGAGCTAAAGAATGGGAAAATGCGTTGGGATTAAATAAAAAAAAATGGTATTTTTATTGTTCTCCAAATTATGAAATAAAAATGATTCAACAATATATCGATAATTTGAATAATATTTATCCAGATTATTGTATATATTTAACAAGTAATCAAAATAATATTATAACGGAAAATCCATCTAAACTAACATTTGTATTTGAGGTATTTGATATAAGTATTTTTGATTATTTATCAAATACGGATTTTAGTTTTCTAAACACAGAACCATTAAATATTCCTTATAGGTTACAAAATATACAAAATATTCAAAAATTAAATTATGATTTAGGTTATTATGATTATAGTGAAAGTAATTTACATATATTAACTGAAAATTGTATTGACTTTAAATATAAAAAAATATTACCGTATATTTGTAGCTCATCAGAATTATTACAGTTACAAAAAATAAATACAAATACTGAAAAAATATATGATTTCGGTATAATAAAAGCATTAGGCGGTGATGTTTCACCTAGAAGACAAAAAATAGTCGATTTTCTGAAAAGTAATCATTTTTCTGTGAATATCGCTGAAGGGTGGGAACACGATAGAGATAATGAATTAGCCAAATGTAAAATAATATTAAATATCCACGGAAACTTATATAATGATGTAAGTATGATTTTTGAACATATCAGATGTAATCGTTTATTAGAATCTGGTTTTAATATTTTATCAGAATCTTGCTATAATTTAAGTGTTGAATTTATACAAAAATATCCAAATTTAAAATTAATTAATTATGAAGATTTTTTTAATATATATACTTATAAGAATTTAGAATGGTTAAAATTAGAAAATAATAATTTTTGCAAACTTGTGAAAAGTGATAATTTATTATCTTTGAATAAAGATAATGATATTTTACAGATGAAAATTTTTATTGTACATTATAAAAAATTGATTGAAAGGAAACAATCAATATTATCTCAATTTAAAAAATATAATATATATAATTACGAATTTATTGAAATAGATAGAGATGAGTTACAAGAGCATAATACTGATATATTTGATAAAAATGTTGGTAACGCTTTAACCGCAATTTCATTATCGCATTATTTTGCTTATAAAAAAATTATAGAAAATTATGACAATGCAATCATTTTTGAAGATGATGTTATCTTACACGATGATTTTATAAGTATACTTAAAAAATATTTGATTGAATTACCAAGTGATTATGATGCTTTATTTATAGGTAATGGTTGTAATTTACATGTTGCTCCTTTTAATTTATGTGAAAATAAACATATCTACAAACGTAATTTACATTATACAGAAGGAATACTAGCAGATAATGGATTAACTAGGTGCGCTGATAGTTATATTATTAGTAAAAAATGTTGCATAAAATTATATGATTATATAAATAATTTACAAAATAAAATCAACGAATCTATTGATGTATGGTTAGAGATAGCATTGATGAAAAATAATTGTAATGTATATTGGGCGGAACCTACTATTGTTACACAGGGTTCACAAAATGGAGAGTTTGGTCGTTCATGGTATATATTAGATAATAATGATAAATTTCAAAATTTTATTAATTATATTCAAAAAATTGAAAATTCTACTTTTTTGAAAAATATTATTATTAAAGATGTGTCTAATATTTCAGATAGTTTAAGATTTTATTATGGAACAAATGAACATCAAATTGATATAACATATAATGTTATGGAAAAATGTATTATTGACAATGAAATCTTTATTCCTGGTTGCTGTAATGAACGGGACTCGCTTTTTACAGATCCAATGTTTGGCGTAATTAAAAATGTGTATGTTGTAAATAATAATAAATATTGTATTTTACTAGATAATACATATACATGTATAAATATTAGTAATAAAAATAATAGTTATTGTTGCGATTCAATTGAACCAAATTTATTAACGTGTTATAAGTGTCCTTATGAAAAAATTAGAGTTGGTAAAGATTTTGATGGAGGATATGTTATATGTAATATTCCTGACGTCAAATATGATTTTTTGTTAAGTTGTGGAGTAGCTGATGACATTTCATTTGAAGAAGAATTTTGTATTATGTATACAAATACTCAATGTATAGCATATGATGGAACTATACCAGGTATAAATATAAGTAATAAAAACATTACATTTGTTAAAAAAAATATAAACACTTTTAACGACAATAATAACACCAATTTATATTCAGATATTGAAAGTAATAATAATATTTTTCTCAAAATGGATATAGAAGGTTATGAGATACCCTGGATAAATACATTGAGTTATAAACAACTTAATAAATTTTCACAAATTGTTATAGAATTCCATTTCCCCTTTTCTTATAAAGAAGTTCCAATATTTAATAAATTAAATAAAAATCATGTTTTAGTTCATTTTCACGCAAATAATTGTTGCGGGGTAAGACATCACAAGGGAATATTAATACCTAACGTTTTTGAATGTACTTATATACATAAAAAATATTATATATCTGAATATTTATTAAATGATGAAGAAATACCATCTAGTTTAGACATGCAAAATGTAAGTGAAAATTCAGAAATTTATTTAAATTATGAACCATTTGTATTCAAAAATAAAAATATCGATAGATTATCACTTTCAAATTATGATAATAATACTGATTTTAAAAGAAAAAATATTTGTTTTATTCATAGTTGTCATTTTAAAAATAAAGGATTAAAACGACTTGACAAATTAATTACGTGTCTAAAAAAAAATAATTTATTTAACAAGTTTGAAACAATTTATATTAATAATATTGGCTTACCTATTGAAGAAAATGTATATGGTGAAAAAGTTAATATTTGTAATTATTCGGATAATCAAAAATTATATGAAATACCAACTATCAATAAAATACAACAGTTTTCTAAAGAAAATAATAACTGTAATATATTATATTTACATACAAAAGGAGTTAGTTATAATGATGATTATCATGAAGAAAATCATTGGATTGATATGATGTTATATTTTTTGGTAGAACAACACGAATTATGTATTAGTAAATTATCTAGTGGCATTCAAACGGTTGGTTGTAATTTTACAGATACTAACTGTCAACCTCATTTTTCTGGGAATTTTTGGTGGGCAAAATCTAGCTATATAAGTGCATTACCTCTGCTTATTGAAAACACAGAAAATGTAAATCCAAATTCTGCCGAATTTTGGTTGTGTCAAAATAATCCATCTATATATGAATTACATAAATCTAATATCGACCATTACTTAATTTTATATCCACCTATTATGTATAAATCTTATAATAAAAAAATAATTGATTGTTTTATATTTTATAATGAATTAGACCTATTAACATATCGTCTTAATATATTGAATGATGTAGTGGATTATTTTGTGTTAGTTGAATCAACTCATACTCATATAGGTAAAGAAAAAACATTATTTTACAATGAAAACAAATATTTATTTGAAAAATTCAATCACAAAATTATACATGTAATTGTTGATGATTTTCCACATAAATATCCAAATATAAATATTGAAAAAGAAGAACAATGGGTTAATGAAAAATTCCAAAGAAATTGTATTTCGAGAGGAATAGATAAGTTAAACCTCAATAATGAAGATATTATTACTATAACGGATGTAGATGAAATACCCGAACCAAATATACTAACACAAATTAAAATAAATAATAATTTATCTATTAATATTCTTGAAATGGATTTTTATTATTATAATTTAAATTCTAAAATGGATCATAAATGGTATCATTCTAAAATACTTACCTTTAAAAAATATATTGAACTTAATATTACTTGTGATAATATACGATTTTTTAATTGTCCAATTATTCATAATGGTGGATGGCATTTAAGTTATTTTGGTAATGAGAAATTTATTAAAAATAAACTTGAAAATTTTGCTCATCAAGAGTTCAATAAGATTGAGTTCACCGATGAAGAACATATTAAAAATAGCATAAAAAATGGACAAGATTTATTTGATAGGTCTAATAAAATATGTTATATAAATATTAATGATAATACTAATTTACCACCTGAATATGATAAATACTTAACTCATTTTTATCATCGTTCTGTTGAAAAAGAATGATAATAAAGAGTTTATAATTTGTAATTCTAAAAAATATAAACTTTCGGCGTGTCTCTTAATTAAAAATGAAACTGAACATTTAAATGATTGGTTAAACCATTATATAAAACAGGGTGTTGAACATTTTTTTATCGCTTCAAACAATAGCACAGATGGAATAGATACCTTTATTGAAAACAGTGAGTATAAAAATATGATAACATTAATAATTGATAATCGTGATTTAAACATATATTCTAATTCAAATCATCATAAACAAATATTATGTGACAATTTTTATAATATAATTAAGGGTTCTACTGAATGGTGTTTATTAGTAGATATAGATGAATTTATGTATGGAAAAAATGGGTTTACTCTTTCCAGTTTTATTGACACGATTGATGAAGATATTGGTTGTTTCTATGTTTACTGGAATATATTTAAACCAACACTTGATGCTGAAAATAATATATGTGACAATTTCTCTTTGGAAAAATCGACTAAACGAATAAATTTGGATCTAATAACAGAACTATCTTTCGATATTAAATTTAGTTCCAAATTTGGGAAATCAATTTTTAAAACTTCAATGCTTAAAGACGATACACAATTATGGATTCATAAAATTTCAACATCAGGAAAAATAATTAATAACTATAACACAGAAACTAATTATATTTATGATAATGCTGATGTATTTACTTGGTCTGAAGAAAATTATAATAAACTTAATATTGTATTAAACTATTACCCTATTAGAAATAAAAGTGATTACAATAAAAAAATAAAACAATTAGAAAATAATCATAGATTTAGTTTTATAAAAGGTATTGTTGAAATTGCTACATTAGATTTTAAATATTTTATAGAGGATACACATATTAATAATAATAATAATAATAAAAAATTTAAAATAGGGTTTTATGATAATCGATTATCGGAGAGAGGAACAACAATCGCATTATATTCTTATGCTAACTATGCTGAAAAATATTTTAATTGTGAGAGTATAATATTTCATAATAAATATAATCATTTTAATGACATACAAGTTATTGAAAAATTTAATAATCGTTTTAAAGTATATTCTACTGAAAATTTCGATGAGATTAATAAAATAATTTTAGAAAAAAATATTAAATATTTTTATAATACTTGTGGTGGAAAATCTATTGATACCATATTAGTTAAAAATTCTATAAATTTAATTCACGCAGTATTTAATATAGAACCCTTTGGAGATAATGCTGGAGTTTCTGATTATTTAATTAAGAAAAGTAACTATAAATATGTAGAATCTGTCCCCCATATGGTTGACTTACCTCAACATAATGATGATTTGAGAAGAGAATTAAATATTCCAATTAATTATTTTGTAATAGGAAGATATGGAGGATTTGAACAATTCGATATTGAAATAGCACATCAAGCAATAATAGAAATTGTAAAGAATAATAATAATTTATTTTTTATATTTGTTAATACAAGACATTTTTATGATCATCCAAGAATAATGTATTTAAATAAAATTATAGATCCATACTTAAAGGTAAAATTTATTAATACTTGTGATTGTATGATCCACGCAAGATCTGACGGAGAAACATTCGGATTAGCTATTGCAGAATTTTCTACATTAAATAAGCCGATAATTACTTGTAAAAGTTATATTGATAATTGTCATATTGATATATTAGGAGATAATGCTATTATATATAATTCTAAAGAAAGTTTACTGAATATTTTAAATAATATTGAAACCATAAGAAATAGTAAGACAGATTGGAATATGTATAAAGAATATACTCCATTAAACGTTATGAAAAAATTCCACAAAGTATTTTTAAATAAAGAAGATTTTCTATTAAACATTAATCATCAATAATTACTTATCGTTCTGTTGAAAAAAAGAATACTTGAATTAATCTTCCATTTTCTTTTGTATCACCAAAATAGTCCATTGACATATGAAATCTATCTGCATTAAACAATATTAAACGATTAAATACATTTCCTACTTGATCCACCTTTTCCCATTTTGTTTGATCTTGACTATATCTATCAATTTCTTCTTTATTTTCTAATAATTCCATATCTCTTTTACACGCGGCTCCATCATAAAACTTATAAAAAGATGTCCCAGACGAAAGAGGGGCGTCTGGTGTCAAATATAATACACCCGCCCAATTATTATGTCCGTCAATATGGATCCACGAGCGATCTCTGCTTGTTGTATATTGAAATGAACCATTATAAATGGAAGCATCAGATCCATCTTCTTTTGGAATCGGAAAATCTGTAATTTTGCCTCCGAATGGTTCCACATATGTTTGAATAGTTTCTTTTAAATGTTCATTTGCATATGATACTGTTCTTTGACCAGGATAGTTGCCTCTAACCAGAAATTCCTGAGTTAATATATAATTTCTCGTGTCTAACGCATTATTATAAAAATTATCGATAATAATTAGTCCACACGATGGATTTCTAGTTATAATATCGTTAAATAATGTTATTTTATTATTCGTATTCATAAAATATATAAATGATTATTTTTATATATTTTTAAATTATTATATTTTATTATATTTATTATAAATATAATAATTAACTTAAACAGTTATTAATTATAATTAATATGGTTTTTATAGATAACAACTTCTACAAAGTGAACGATGATGAATTTAATAAAATACATCATAAAGAATTTATTAATTTAAAATTAATTTCTGATTTAAATAATTATGAGAGAATAATTGGATTAATACGTAAATGTGCGAGTATCAATGTAAATATTTCATCTGAATATATTTCATCTGAAAATCAATTCAATTTTCGTTTTTTTTCGTTTAATACTTCTCACGGAGGGTTTATTCCAATAAATTTAATACCTTATTTCAATAATATATATGTGCTTAATACAAAAGAACAACATATTCAAAATATTATTGAAAATAATAATCATTTTAAAAATGATAAAATTAAATTTACATTTT